GGCTTAATTTTACCCAATAAACACTTACATCGAGCAGTACATTTCCACTCGTAAGTGCAAACATCACAATGTTGCATAAGTTTCCCCTTACGTTTTTTAGATTTAAAATTTTTTGATTAGGTCAGTAGACCATAGCCCCTTAGTTGCTGAGGGGTTGCCTCTGTAAGCGACTGGATGTTTCGTCTAAATCCTTCGGATATAGGTGTTGTGTTACTAGATCGTACCTGCCCTTGATTTCCAATGGTGTCACTGAGGAGACCTGATTGTTGTGTTCTTCCAGTAGATCCTGCAACTGATTGTCCAGACTGATCTCTTGCAGTTCTGACAGTTCGTCTAGTAATTCTATTCCTAAAACCTTGAGAACCTTCCTCGAGAAATCTTCGTGTAGCTTTTGTTCTGATTGCATCATTACCTTGCCATTTCATAATTACAAGATCGGGAAAGCCTAAACTTTCATCCCAACCTGACTTCTTCCATTGGGCAACAAGCCTCTTATACTTCTGCTCACTACCACCAAATTCGGCATCCCTTACATATTTAGGATCGAATTTTACCCTGCCAAGTTCATTAAAACCAAATTCATTATAATAATTTGGCAAAAACCCTTTTGGATGTGCTTTTGATGGCACTGCATAAGCATCTAATACTGTAGCACCATTTTCAATTCCATTCAAGATAGAAGAGGGTACAGATACACCTTTTGAGGCATATCCTAACTCATTATTCATAACACCAACTATACCTACTTCATTTTTAGTTAGAGCAGGGTGGGTAAACCCATAATCAGCTTCATAATCAGTATTTTTCTTTAATCCATAATAAACTTTACCGCCAGTTTTAGCATCACCTAAACCATAAAAGACTAATGAGCCATCTTTAGCACCATCTTGTATTTCTTTAAGGCTATACTTTGTTAAACTTTCAGAAAGTATATTGTCCTCTAATCCATCCACAATTTCAATCGGCTTCAATCCGCCCTGATTAACGGGAGTTAGTGTAGATCTCCAATTAGAGTTTACTGTATCAGTAATTAATTGTGCGTGTCTTGCAGAATTAATATTTCCTATTCTTTTAGCACTCATTCCCTGAGCTATTTCAGGTGTTATTTCCTGAACAACATTAGCCATTGTAAATGCTCTAGCATCACTTCTTGTAGGCTTGTTAGCTGATCTTCTAGCACCAAAAAATTCAGGAAACATAACTTCGGCAGGCACTGGCATATCAAACTTAGCTACTGGCTTACCAAAAAGTGAATAATCGTAACTTATATGCGGAACTCCGCCTATATCAGTTGTTTTTACTGGACTTTTCGTTTTGTCTAATTCCAATAAAATCAAACTATCCATAGATCTAGCACCCGCCTCATTTGGGTTTATGGTTTCCTGCAATATTCTGTTTAGATTAGGTGTTCCTAAATCTCTCGCCCTTCTTGTATTTAAGGCTTGAGCAAAATTGTTAGCTGTTTCAAAGTCAAGGCTGTCTAAATATTTATTTAAATCGGGAGAGTTAAAGCCAACAAAGTCTTGTAGTTTTTCTGCACCTTTTTTGGTTTGACCTATTGACCTAACTAAATTATCTAACTTAACAACATCTTCAGGCTTGATGTAACCCTGATCTATAAATGATTTTGTTTGTTGCCCTAATATCCTTCTCATAGTTTTGTTTGATACTTGAGAAGGCAACTTGCCAATTGTCTCAGGGTTCATAGCTGTTACAACAGCATAATCAGCACCTCTATTAAACTGAGATGTTGCTTGACCTTTTCCTAAATTAGCAAATGCCAACCCCTTATCTAAACTACTTCTCATTAACGGGAAGTCAGAGCCACCCTGCAATGGCACTGGTTCTATTTCAGCACCATCTATACCTCTAAAAAATGTACCACCCCTCATTAAATCAGCGGGAAATGGAGTTACTTTTTTGCCTATAACATTACTAGCAGGGAACTGCTCGCTACCAAAAGTAGGTAAATCAGCAAATAAATCAAGATCTCTTTGCGTAATACCTTTTGCTTTTGGTGTTCTTCCTAACAATCCAAACTGGCTTGTGTAAGGTGCTACACCCGCCATAGTTTCGCCTGCTGTTAAAAGACCATAAATATCTCTAGTAAGTCTCGGATTGTCAGATAAAAGACCAATACCTGAAGCTATTCCTCTTTTGCCAGTTTCATAAGTCCTGCCTAATAAATCAAAAGCATCAACAAACGGCTGTGTAACTGCTCTGTTGAACATACCAAAAGTTTTGTCCTGAAATACACTCGGATATTCTTGAAACAAACTTGTTGATAAATTTGGTGCATAAAACGGGGCTGTAATACGATTTTGTGCCATATCTAAGCCCACTTCGTCTTATGTGACCAGTACCTTGCAGATAACTTTGATGGATTAGGATCTTGAGCATCATGCCTCGCATAATAGCTGTCTTTCCTCATCTTTTCCTTCTTCGTCTTCGGATTAGCACCCGCACCCTTAACACCCTGCTGACCAAACCTAATTGTCTTTGTCGTATCCCCGACTTTGGCAACAACCACATGAGACTTCGTCTTGTGATTGGGGGTGCGTTTAGGCTGATTATACTTTGTCAATCCTAATCTTTTTAATTTTGGATCAATCATTAAACTCGCCTGCCTTTATCCTCTGCAAAAACGCAATAAACTCTTCCTCACTCAAATCTGCCTTTACAGCACAATTCGCAGTAGCCACAATCATCGCAATCATTATGTCCTGCCAACTAAGATTGTTGGATACATGAACACCATTCGCCATAGTGCAAAATATCTCCAACGCATAACCAAAGTCTTCTTCCTTCTCAGGGCTTACATAAGTCACTTTCTCGCCCCTATCAGGAAACTTAACTACGTTATCCAAACACTGTTCGGTCTTAGGGGTTTCCGATTGTTCCATTTACTCATCGCTCCACTTGCAATTGATCCATTTTCCGCAAACGTCAAAACAAAGGCATCAGCTACGTCAGGCGACCTCTGACCCCTGCGTTTCATCTCATCCTTGCTCTCAATCTTTAATTTGCCAGTAGAAAGATATTTGTAACGAATACCCGTAATCTCCTGAATTAGATTATCATCATGCGGTATGTGAACATCTCTGCCCTCAAACCACTCACGACAATTCCAAAACAACTCATCCCTTAAACGGGTGAACTTGTCCTTTAACGAAGCACTCTCCGATACCGCTATCGATATCGCAGGCAATCCCAATTCCTTCAGCCTATCAGCAAGACCTGCACCTATCCCAATAGCATCAATATAAATGGCAGTAGGGCGGTCATTATACCTAACAGCCTCATACTCAGTCAGGATTATACCCGCCATTTCCATCAAATCTTTTTGTGACCATGTCTTAATCGGCTCTAATAGCTCCTGACCCCTTCTTTTCGCTAAGGCAGATCTATCATTGCCATATCTCGCAACATCCAATCCCCAAACAACGGGGGTCATAGGGGATGCCTCAACATCTCGCTTTGTTGCACTTTCCACTAAATGAAGTGGTAATAAAACATCGTCAGATTGGGTAGGGAACTCGCCTAAAACACGAACCTTATAAATATTGCTCTCTTCACCATATTTCGACTTCATATCTTCCAAAAACTTGTCAGATACATACTCTCCATCCTCACAAGAGACAGTCATGTTAAACCATCTATCTCGCATCGAATGGAAGCTCTCATAGAAATATCCATCAGATCTTGTAGGGTTACCACACATGACAACCTTAGCACCCTCAGTCGATAAAGCACCTTCACCAACCTGAAAGACGACATCAGGGATACCCGAAGCCTCTTCGCATATAAACAACATATTCTCGCTATGAAAACCTTGCAAAGCCTCAGGGTTCTCACGTCTACTGGTTCTCGCAACACAGAAGCTGTCAGAAGCACCCTTTAATGAGATCTTGTCTGTCTTTACCTCTAACTGGTTCTTAAAGCCCTCAGGAAGCCTCCTATACCACTTGTCAACCTCAGACCACAATACATCGCTCAATTGGTGAGCAGTGTTAGCTGTGACCGCTATCTTGCAAGGATAATGGGTTAAGAGCCACCAAAGAATAAGCCATGACTGGAAGGCAGTTTTGCCAACACCATGACCCGACTTAATCGATATTTTATCATTATCTCGTATGCCTATTAAGGCTTCACGTTGCCACTTTTGGGGGGTGGCTTTCAGTATCGCCTCAACGAATAGAACTGGATCGTTGCGTAATTTTAGTAATGTTTCAGTTGTATTGCTCAATGCCCGCCCCTTGCCCCTGCAAGATAAGGGGGATCTCGCAGTACCGAAATTGAGAGGGGTATATATATCTATCACCGCCCCCTGCCTAAATTTGAGGGGGGGTCAGATCAAATATCCCTACAAAAATGTAAAATAAATATTAAATGTGGCTAACAAAGTGGCTAACCATAGCTGTAATCGTTGTATATCAACGAGTTTCGTCAGGTCAGTTATCTAACGACCTATTGAATTGTGTCTTTATCTTGAGCCTCTTTGCGTGTGCGTAATGTATTCGGTAGTGTGGTTTCCTCTCCCTCAACCACCTTACTCACCTCCTTCAAAGCATCCAAATAACTTGCCTCATGCTTCACTTCCATCCTATGCACATCACCAAACTTCTTCGGTGCTAACTTAGCTGACTGCCACTTCAACGCATCTATCGCAACTCTAGCCTGATTATAATCTATCCTACCTTCCAACATATCAGTAACAGTCTCAGTAATCTTATCAGCATATACCTGACCTCTATTCTCCATAGCCAAAGCATACCGACTAGCAAACCCATTATCAGTATTCAGCTTCTCAGATACAGTCCTCCAACTCGGCATATCCTTATCATTATGACAAACATCCCTCGCAGATCTTCCTTCCCCAATCCTCTTGAGAAACTCAACCCATTCATCTTCACGATATTTTCTACTCATTTAAACCTCATTTCCCCAACAATCCCAACCTTTTACTCTTTGTCTTGCAAATAATTCTATTCTTGGTAAATCTCCACAAAGATCTACAATTCTATCTCTTACACAATCAGGTTTTTTAGAATGTCTTTCTATGCGTGTATCAACTACAGAACGAACTCCTGCATTTATTCTTTTTGGTTTACCCTTAGTAGCAAGTAAGCAGATCTCAGAATTTGCTCGTGTCCATCTACCCATTCCCATAAACCAACTATCAGATTTTTTATTCTTTTTTACCCATGTAAAAGCACAAGTCTTATATTCAAAACCCCATTCTTTTATCAACTCGAAGCACTCATTAAGTTTTGGCATTGTAACCCATAAAAACAAAATACAATTTTTGTCAGCAATTTTTTTTACTGGCAATGAATTTAACCAATCAGCAGACTGTGTAGGATATTTACAGCCTGCACCTCTATTGCCTGCTAATGCTTTGTCTTTATATGACCAAGCAGGATCAGCATAAATTATATTATATTTTTTATCAGGGAATTTAATCATAGTAATTAAACACCCTTCTAATTACATAAGACCTAATTAAACTTATAACTGTAAACACTACCCCAATAGCAAATCCATCAAACAAGCTGACTTGATAGCCAAACAAAGGCAGTACAATTAAATTTGAAATTACTGCAACTAAATATCCAACTAAGACATTTGTAACAGCTTCAATGAAACTTCTTTTCTTTGACTGCATAAAGCACCAATAAAAAAACCTTACATCTCTGTAAGGCTAAACACTACATCTAGTGCCAATTAATTCAATCATATACAAGTTGTACCAAAGACAGAGCTTAAATGCAATACCTCTTTACATATATTCTAATATAATGCACTATATACCCAATAAGTAATTTAATATTGGAGAAACCTATGAAGTATTTTTTAACCTGCATACTAGAACTAACCGCCCTGATAATGATGTTTGGAACTGCCTATCTAGCATTAGTGGTATTCAGCTAATGAAGAAGATCTATAACCTATTCGACCTTCAGCTAGTCAGAGACTACACAAAGCGAAACATAGAGTTCTTAGAAGACGAACTATCAAGAAGGCACTGTAACGACCTCAGAAGTCGACTAACATCATTCAAAAGCCTTCTAGATGAACTAAACGATGACATAGACAATCACCACCAAATCAGGAGAGTTTCTTAAAAGCATCCTCTAGATCATCTAAACTCAACCTTAAAATCTCCGCAGAGGCTTTTTCGTTTCTGCGGTTTTTTATTGCCCACTCCTTAGCCGAATA